GATATTTATGATGATATCATAGCAGCCAAAAGAATTTCGTCATCTCATGCAAGATCAGTAGTTAGAAAGTATAAGTGGGATACAGGGGTTCATCCAAAGTTTGATATGTGGAAACCTAACTATTCTTCCACACCTGCAGGTGGTGGTCAAATTGGTATTACATCTGCTACAGGTGCTACTGCTATTGCTAATGCAAAGTTCTACACAATGAACCAAAAATATGAAGTATTCAAATGCATTTACAATGGTGAAAGTGCAGCGAATCCTTCAGGTGTAGATAGTACACATGAACCAATGACTACTCCTTCTTCTGGATTAGGAACATATGATACTGGTACTCGTACTTTCACTTCACCTAGTGGTGATTATATTTGGAAGTATCTTTATACTATTCCAACTGATGATGTATTGGCATTCCTTTCAACAGACTTTATGCCAATTAATGCATCTGGTGAGACAACAAGAGTTGATACTGAAACAAATGCAGTTGATGGAGCAATTGAGGTTGCACTAGTTAAAGATGTTGGTGCGGCTTTAGGACCTAATAATGCTACTTACTATGCTCCTGTTGTTGGAGATGGTACTGGTGGTATTGTTGCTGTTGCTATTTCTGGAGGCGTTATAGATAGCGTTTCTATGCATGCAGTTGGTAGTGGATATACTTATGCTAGTGTACCTATTATAACTGGAGTTCCACAGGGTACTGCAGGTAGTACAGAAGCAATTGGATTGTTTACTGATAGTGCTTTAACATCATCACAAGCAGTAACACCTACAAGCAACGCTAATATTGAAGCAGTTATTTCACCTCAAGGAGGACATGGTTCTGATTTAGAACTTGAATTAAATGCAAAAAGAGTAATGACAAACATTCGTTTGACATTTATTGAGAATGCTGGTGATTTCCCTGTTGATAATGATTTCCGTCGTATTGGTATTGTTAAGGATCCACTAAAACCAGGTGGTGCTTATGCTGATACAGATACACTTAACGGATTATTTGCAGTTAAGATTTCATCTGCTACAGGAGACTTTATTCCTGATGAAACAATTTCACAAACAGTTACTGGTGGTACTGCCAAAGGTCAGGTTGTATCATGGGTTTTAGATGCTGGTAGTCCTACACCTACTCCAGGAACACCTGGTAGTGGAGTGTTGAAGTATTTCCAGTCACCTGATTCACATACAGATGGTGGTGTTGTTAGAGCATTTGCTTCTGACGCAGGAAATACTATCAGTGGTGATCAATCTGCTTCTCCTGGAACTGTTGATGTTGCACTTGCAGATGGTACACAGTTATCTGGTTGTACATTTACTGATGGTCTAGCAGGACCAGAAGTGAAGAATAACAGTGGAGACCTAATATACATTGAAAACAGAAGACTAATTACTAGAGCCGCTGATCAGATAGAGGATATCAAATTAGTCATTGAATTCTGATTGTTGTTAACTTAAACCAGAATCTAGAATAATACAATGCCACAAAAGACTAATATTAAAGCAGCTCCTTATTTCGACGATTACGATTCAAGTAAAGATTTTTATAAAGTACTGTTTAGACCTTCCTATCCTGTTCAGGGTAGAGAATTAAACACGCTCCAATCTATACTCCAGAATCAAGTTGAAAGTTATGGTAAATATCGTTTTAAACAAGGCGATCTAGTAGTTCCTGGTGAGGTTGGTCTCAACAAGAGACTCGATTTTGTCAAGCTTTCTTCTGTTTCAGAAGTTGCTGTAAATGTTGATGGTGAAATCATATATCAAAAATATGATATTGATGGTTTAGTTGGACAAAAAGTTAGTGGATTGTCGTCTGGTGTAATTGCTCTTATTCTTTCTATCTCTAAACAGACAGATAATAATAATGATACATTGTATGTCAAATACTTAACTGCTGGTGCATCAGGTGATGAAGAAACTTTTAGACAAGGTGAAACACTGGAAGTGGTTGATGGTGTTAATTCTCCTTTGCTTGTTGTTGGAACCGACGGTAGTGTTCTACCTACCAATGTTGCTGTAACAAATCCTGATACTGGTGCTGTCACTTTTGTTGAAAGTGGTGCAATGGGATATGCTGCTGCAGTAAAGGTTGAAGAAGGTGTTTATTTTGTTAATGGATTTTTTGTAAGAAACAGTGCTAAATTAATCGTTGTTGATGGATACAATGATACTCCATCTGTTAAAGTAGGTTTTAAAGTAACTGAATCACTAGTATCTCCAGAAGAAGATATTACTTTATATGATAACGCTTTCGGATCTTCAAACTACGCTGCTCCAGGAGCACATAGATTAAAAGTAGATCTTGAAGTTATTAAGTATGGTTATGACGAAACACCAGATAAGAATTTTATACAACTTCTTACTGTTAAGAACGGTGTTGTACAACGTCAAATTAAACAAGCAGATTATTCTTTATTAGAGAAAACTCTTGCTAGAAGAACATATGATGAGTCTGGTGATTATGTTGTAGATAAATTTGATATTGATGTAAGAGAATTTTATAATAATGGTAATAATGGTGTATATTCATTGGATGCTGCTGGTACAGTAAATAACATAACACCATCTGAAGCTAGTGAGAAATTAATAGCAACTGTTGGTCCTGGTAAAGCATACGTGCGTGGATATGAGATTGTTAATAAAGAAACGAAGTATATAGAAGTAGATAAAGCAAGAGATACTTTAGTCAGAGATAATGTTACTATTAGGTCTACTGGATTAGCTAGTTTTACACTTACTAATGTTTATAATACTATTCCTTTGAATGCAGAGGGAGCAGATCTAACAGCATATCCAACAATATATTTAAATTCTACCTACAATGATGGTACGGTAGGTTCTAATAATAATGAAGAAGATAGTGATTATATTCAGACTATTTCTAGAAGAGGTGAAGGTTTTGATAAGGATTATGGAATAAAAACTTTATATCTACAATCTACTATTACAGATGCTGTAACACCTGAAAGTATTGCTCCTGGTAGTGGTACTCCAACACACGATTTACGTGAGATACACTTTGTTTCATCTAGAACAGCAGCTAATGGAGTAGCAGATACAGCATCTGTAAAAGTACTTGCTTATGCAAAAGTTGTTAGACCAGATCTTGGAACTACTCCATGTCTTCAGTTAGTTGTTTATGGTAGAAAGGATTATTTGGATAATATTTTTGTTGAGTATGATGATAATATAATTGACAAAAACAAAAGAAGATATTTATATAAGACTGAAAATGATGCTATAAATGAAACTGATACTGTTGGTAATCCAGCAGTAGGATTTATTTTAGATTATAACGAAACCATACTTCCTTTGGTTGGTGTTGCTAAACCAAAAGATTTTTCATTATTAAAGAGACCAGAAGGTTTTAATGCTGATACTGATATTATTGTATCTAAAGGAACAACAGCAGGTGGTCAGACTCCTTATAGTGGTTTATTTAATCTAGCATATTTCAACCCAGTATTTTTCACAAAACTATTAGTAGATAGTAATGTTACTACTGATTTTACACCAGGTAAGTATATTACAGGATCACAAAGTGGTGCTTATGGTGTAGTAGAAGGTGATACTAATGGATTTCTTTCTTCTGGTAAAAGTCTTGTAGTAAAAACATTATCTGGACGTTTTGTTCCAGGTGAAACACTTGTTAGTGAAGAAGGTGGTCTTTTAAGAATTGCTAGAGAAAATACTCTTTCCCACTTTATTGTTCATGCTGGTGGAACTGGTTTTGGATCTAGTGATAAAGTTTCTATTAATGGTGTTGACTACGAATCACTTGATATTTCTATTGGTCTTAATGGTACTGCGTTATATAAAATAGACATTAATAATCGTGATGCAGTTTCTGTAGAATATTCTACTCCACCAACAGTTTCTGTTAGTACTGGTACTGGTGCTAATATTACACCTGTTTTGTTTAGAGATACTGTAGTTACATATGGTTCTCAAAGTGTTAAATCATTATATTCAACATTTGGAGATGGAAATAAATTTAGTGCTGATATAGAAACTATTGATGGTAATTATTCAGAAACTAAAGCAGTAACAGAGTATACATTCTCTGGTACTAAAGGAAATAGGTATATTGAATGTAATGGATTTGGTGCTAATGCTGCTGAATCAGTAACACAAGGTGATATCATTCAATTTAATGATAGTACTGGTCGTATTAATCGTTTTGTAGTTGAAAGTGCGACTATTCCACAAGGTACTAATAAATCAAGAATTAATATAAATGTTGCATTGCCAGATGATGTTTTATCAGAATCAGTAGTAAGATTACGTCCAACTGTTTCTGGTGGAACTGGTTCTACATTAATATTCCCAACAGGAAGTAAAGAGATTGATAGTTTAATTAAGAATTCAGAAGATACAGAAATTAAGTACTATATTAGAAGAGATTTTGTTGTTTCTGGTACTGCTACTGGAGGTAACATAACTTTCGTTGCACAACTTGGTTTTGGTACACAGAGATTCTCTGAATTTAATGAAAATGATTTCTTAATTACTGTTCATGATAAGGGTGGTTCAAGTAATGTTGAGACAGGAGATATTATTTACATTTCTCCAGATTTTGTAGAGACAAAGAATATTTCTGATCCAACATCTGGTTTGTCATCAGGAAGTTTGACATTAACTTTCCCAGAGAATCATTTTGGTAACAATGTTACTAATTTCCCTAAACTTAAATTAACTGCAACATTAGAGATAAGTAAAGCAAAACCAAAAACAAAGAATTCTGTAACTAATAAGAGAATTATTATTACTGCTGCTGGTGATCGAGTAATACCTTTGAGAGGTATTGATTATGATAGTGATAGCACAGAATCTTATACTTATTCTGATGTTTATAAAGTTAAGTACATATATGAAGGATCTACATCCGCACCACCTACAGTTGATGTTAATGGTAATTTAGTTGTAGGTACTGATATAACACATAGATTTACTTTTGATGATGGGCAAAGAGATACATTCTATGATGTTTCTAGACTTGTATTAAAACCAGGATTCCAAGCACCAACTGGTCAAGTTGTTGTTGCTTTTGATTACTTTGAACACACTCAAGGTGATTTCTCAACAGTTGATTCATATGTTCATGAAGATGGTGTTATTGCTGATAATGTTCCATCTTTCAACTCTACTGTTCATGGTATTGTTAATTTAAGAAATGTTATTGATTTCCGTCCTAAAGTAGATTCCACTGCTATCATTTCTGGTTTCCAAGATAATTCTATATTATCTCAAACTGAATATATCAACTTTACTGGTCCTGGTGGTTCTGTTTCTAGTACTCCAGCATCAAGTAAGTTACTTCCATATACTGTTTCCTTTACAGAGTCACAGTATCTTGATAGGATTGATGGTGTATTTTTAAATAACAAAGGTAATTTTGTAATCAAGAAAGGTAATTCTTCATTAAACCCATCTAAACCAGAGATGATTGAGGATGGTATTGCATTGTATTACATGTATATCCCTGCTTTTACTAGATCAAGTAAGGATGTGAGAATTATTCCTGTTGATAATAAGCGTTATACAATGAAGGATATTGGTAAACTTGAGAAGAGAATTGAAAGATTAGAATACTATACAACTTTAAGTATACTAGAGCAACAAGCATTAAACATGCAGGTTAAAGATGCTCTTGGTATTGATAGGGTTAAGAGTGGATTTGTTGTTGATAATTATGAATCTCATAGTGCTGGTAATCTTAATTCTATAGATTATAAGTGTTCTATTGATGCACAACAATCTGTTCTACGACCACAGGTTAAGGAAGATAGTTTCAAATTAACAGAAATTTATAGTAGAGATTATCAAAGAGATATTGCTGGATATGTTAATAATAATGATGTTGTTACTCTTCCATATACTGATATAGCATATGCTAATAATGCATTTGCTACAAAAACTATTAATCCTAATCCATTTGTTGTTATACAATATCTTGGTGATGCTTCATTAAATCCTAATGTTGATCAATGGTATGATACTACTGTTGCACCATTATTGACTGATAATAATACTGGATTATTCTCTATATTCCTTACAAAGGATGTTACAGAAAGTTTCTCAAGTATATACAATTCATTTGTAGTCAATTGGGTTGGTGTTAATAAAGCTTTCTATAATATAAATCCATTATCAGAAAGTAATTCTGATTCAGCAGCATCTAGTGTTAACAATGCTTCTGTATCAAGTTCTTCTAATATTAGTCCTCAAAATAATGAAATAGCAAAAGGTGTTGGATATAAGACTGTTAATAATACTACTGTTGCAGATTCTTTAAGATTTTTTGCAAGATCTATTCCAGTTAAATTTGTTCTTAAGAGATTAAAACCAAAGACACAAGTTTATGTGTTTATGGAGCAAAGAAATATTGGTAGATGGGTATTACCAGATTCTAGATTTACTGGAGTTGCTGGTAATTCATTAACTTCATTTAATACACCTATCGTTACAGATGAGTATGGTAATGCTAGTGGTATTCTTTTAGTTCCTGCAGGTAATGCTCCTAAAGAGAATACTGCTTGGAGTGGAGATGTTAATCAAGTTCAATATGATGATACTTCAGAAGAAATAAGATTCTCAACAGGCATAAAGACAATTAGATTTACTTCTAGTTCTACAGATTCAGATAAGAATTCTGTTGATACTTATGCTGAAGTTAAGTTCTATGCAACTGGTATTTTACCAGAGAATCCTGCATCTATTATTTCTACTGCACCAGCATTCTTCAAAGCAAATGAAGGTGTTCAATTAATTGATAGTAATACTGAAAATACTTCTAGACCTAATCCACTTGCACAAACATTTAAAGTAGAAAACTTTGAAGGTGGTATGTTCTCTACTGGTGTAGACTTATTCTTCTCCAAGAAGAGTACTTCTATTCCTATAAGAGTTTATTTGAGTAATGTAGATAGTGAGAAACCAGGAAAGTATATCTTACCTGGATCTGAAGTTACTTTATATCCAGATACATTCCTTAAAGTTTATTCTTCTGGAAATATATCATTAACAGTAGGAGAGAATATAACTGGTAGTAGATCACTTGCTGTTGGACCTCTTTCCAAGGTATATGATAGAAATATGTTTGAGATATTACCTACTAGTGATGGTAAGATATCTATTACTAACGAGCAAGTATATACATTTGTATTGAGTAACCATAATGGTAATTCATTCCAAGCAAATGAAGATCTTACTTTGAATAGTGTTACACAATATAACAATTCTAATAATGCAACAATTGGTGTGAAGACTGCTAAAGATGCTGGTAGGGTATCGGCACTAAATGTTACCACATTAGGTTCTGGTTATGAAGGAGCAACTATTACAGTTGAGAGTCCACAATTACCTGGTGGTAGTAATGCTACTGGATCTGTTAAGGTATCTAATGGACAACTTTATCTAGCAGAAGTTGCTATATCTGGTAGAGGATATACAGAAGCACCTGCAGTTGTTGTTAGAGGATCAGGTTCTGCTGCTACAGGAGCAGTTATTGAATCTGAAATTATTATAGATGAACCAGCAGTTAGAATGGGTATTGCTGTTGATACCGATACTACAGTCAATTCAACTATTCCTACAAGGTTTAATTTTAACTATCCTGTATATCTACAAGATAATACAGATTATGCTCTTAACATTGAATGTGATACAACAGAGTATGAGATATGGGCATCTAGACTTGGTGAGACAGATATTTCTTCTGGGTTAGTTGTTAATACACAACCACTTCTAGGTTCAGTATTTAAATCACAAAACGTTGATAATTGGACAGAAGATTTGTTTGAAGATATTAAATTCACTCTTTACAGAGCAGAATTTGATATTAGTAGAACTGCTGAATTACTACTAACCAACGAAGAATTAGGTTATGAAAAATTAGCAGCAGATCCTGTAGAGACATATGCTTTAGCAAATAGTACTGCAACATCTGCATTGTTTAAGAACAATAGTAATATAGTTAAGATAAATCATCGTGACAATGGATTTGAAACGGATGGAAATTCTAAAGTTTACTTTAAAGGAATAGAAAGTTTTGCTGGTTATGAAGTTAGTGATATAGAAAATACTCTTTATACAGTTGCTAACTCTGGTATCGATACTTATACAGTTGTTGGTCCTGCTAGAGCATCAACTACAGGTTTTGGTGGTGGTACAAATGTACTAGCATCATACAATAGAAAGTATGAGAAACTATATGCACAGGTTCCATACTTACAAACATCTAATACAAAAATTGATAGTTATGTAACTACAACAGATATCATTCCTGTTGATTCTTCAACTACAAATTATAGTTCCTATTCACAGTCACCAAAAGAAACTACTTTCTTAAATGAAGAGCAATTCTTCTTAAATCAAAAGGTTGTTGCTTCTAGTATTAATGAAATAGTTAATGGTATTGATAATTCACTTGTGTATAAGATTGATCTTTCATCAACTAAATCACATTTATCACCTTTGATTGATTTAAGAACTAGTTCTGTTAAATTAGGATCTAATAGAGTTGAGAATACTACTGGTACAGAAAATAGATACGGAAAGAGATATCAAATTATTAAATTATATCCAGTTTATAAATTTACAGTTTCTGGACACAGCAATCCTGTAATAACTGGTCAAAATGTTTCAGGTATTGGGTTCCTAGACGCAAACACTGGGGAATTAATAAATGCTTCTGGAGCATCTTCTGAAGTATTACGTGTTGTTAATAATGATGTTTATGTTAAGATTAAAAATTCTTTACAGTTTAAAGAGGGTGAGAGATTATATTTCAGTGTTCAATCTGCTGCTGGTGGTAATTTAGATAGTTCTACTGTTGAAATAGATGGTGGTATATTTGAACAGGTTCCTAATTTTGTTACAGGATCAACTGTTACTGCATATAACCCATCTAATTTGAGTGAGAAATATGATAACAAGGTGAGTGGTAAGGTAATTATATGGGATTCTAAAACCAAGTCTTTAACTATAGAGAACGATAAGAATCCTATTAACAGTAATTACATAAGTCCTATTACTGCTGGCAGTGACTATGCTAGAACAGCATCAACAAGTGATCAGATTAATGATATATTCCGTGAGGGAGAACTTATTGATTTTGAAGGATCTACTTTAGACACTTCAAAATTTGCAGAAGTTAAATCAATGGCATATGATAATGGTGTTGATTATGTTCCCGAAGACGGTTCTCTTAACACGTCAGGTGTTTCGAAATATGTTACTAAAGAGATCTTTATTGATACTCCTGCAACTGCAGTTAATGTTTATGTAACTGCTAATGTTAAAGATATTGAAGATGTTAAAATTCTTTATAAGACAAAACTGTTAGCATCACAAGAAAATTTCAATGATATTGATTGGGAATATTTTAATGTTGATGGTGGTCCAGATAACAAAGATATTATTGCTACATCTGAAAATAGTATTTCTGGACAGTATGAAAAACAATCTTCTTATCAAGAGTTGAGATATACTATTGATAATTTAAAAGATTTTTCTTCTTTTGCTATTAAGATTGTTATGAAGACATCTGATCCTTCTTATGTTCCTAAAATACAGGACATGAGGGCAGTTGCCTCTTATTAAAATGGAGTATCTTAAAGTTAAAGGTCATGAAAATTTTGTAAGAGATACTAAAACTGGAGCAATAATTAATGTTGCTCCAAAAGCACCTAAATCATTTTCGGGTGAATTTCAGAATGCCATCAAAGAACTAAATACTTTGAAGGAAGAAATGTCCGAGATCAAGTCCCTCCTTAAGAAATTAGTTAAATGACTTTAAGAAATGTCGCTAAAGATTTTAGTCTAGAAGATCAAAGGCAAGAAATCAATGAGATTGCTGATGATCTGAATCAGACTCGTGAGGGAACGTATACATTTACGGGATATAAAACATTTAGTACAGTAGCAACATTTCAAGATGGTATATCATCTACTTCTGCTACTCTTGGTAATTTAACAGAGGGAAGAGTTGTAATCGTTGGAGCAAGTGGAGAATTAATAGATACAAGCAAATTAACGTGGGATAGTACTAACGCCC